CTACGGTCACGGGCACGCGAGACGCGGAGCGTGCGCACAGTCGCTTCCAGCGTGCTGCTGAGCGCGCGAACTCTGGCGTCGTTCGCTCGTGGCAGGGACTCTCGGGCAAGGTCAAGGGCGCGTCGCCCACCGCGCACACGCGGCCGAAAAATCCGGGGCGGAAAATCCACGGCCGGGCGGCCGGGCTCCAAGGTTTCCGCGCATGACGCGCGCGGGCCGCGGACGTGATCCGCGGAGATGATCGCGGGCACGATACGCGCCAACAGTCAGGCAAATGCTCCGCCGGGCCGAAGGCCTGCGAACCTCGCGGGCTACGCAAGTAGATCCGGCCAGGCATTGTACAAAATGACGAATACTGACAGAGACCGGAGCGCAGAGACGCCGGAGTCCATCACCGCAGCAGCGGAGGGCTCCGGCGTTTTTTCGTTTCCGGCGGAGGATGGCATGAAGAACCCATGCGACCGCGAGTGCCCGAACCGGACACCCGAATGCAAGGCGGACTGCCCCAGGCGGGCGGCGTTCCTTGAAAGTCTGAAGCCTCTGCAGGAAGAACGCCGGCGCGAGCGCCTTCTCAGTGGCTACCAGGTCGACGCGCTGCAGGACAACCGGCGGCGCTACGGATGGAAGAACGGGAGGCCGAAGCTGTGACAAAGGAACAGATCTACCGGGATCAGATGAAGGCCCTCGGGGTCTATCACGAAATCCACGAGCCGGAGATCAAAACCCTGGCCAAGATCGAGCGCCAGATCACCAGGGCGGAGAAAGCCTGGAGCGCGACCGCGTCCCCTGCCGGATCTGCCCCGAGCTTCCTGGATCCGCACTTCGCTATCATCCAAAAACTCCGGTCTGAGGCTCTGCAGCACCGCGAGGCGCTGGGGATCACCGTGAAGGCTCTGGCCAAGCTGACCGGCGGCGTCGAGGCCCCGGAACAGAAGGATCTGATCACCGCGAAGCTCGACCAGATCGCGCAGCGCGTGGCCGGTTATGACCTCGCGGCGGGTGGAAGTCCGGAGCTCGGTCTCTACATCGAAGGCGAACAAGGTCCGGAGCTTGTCGGTTTTCGCAACATGCAGGGCAGCCGGGCGACGTCCGGGGACGCTGATCAGCAGACCATGGGCGCGGATCCGCGCCAGGATCCCTTCGCGGGGATCCCCGCGGCGGACGAAGCTGCCGCTATTTCCGACATGATGGACCGACAGGACGCGGCGGAAGACATCAACGACCGTCTTGCAAAAGGCGTCGGCCCCGGCGCCCGCGGCGGAATCTGTCCTGCAGCGGATGGGCCATGGTATGCCGATGACTACGACCTGGCGGCGGCCGTGGCGGAGGACATGGGATGATCGACCGTCTCGGCCTCTCCCCTGCTCCACACTTCCCCGCCGTCATGGATTACGCCGTGAAGACGGCAAAGGATCCCAACGTGGAGGAGATGCAGCAGCTGGGCGCGCGGCGTTTCCTGAATGACCTGGATTCAAACAAGTGGGACTTCCGGCCGGCGCTGCCGGAGTTTGTGATCCAGATCATCACGGGGCTCTTCAGCTTCAGCCAGGGCGAGCGCATTGACGGCACGCCCCTGCGCGGCGAGCCAATGGAGCTGATGCCCTGGCACCTGTTCTGCATTTATAACGTCTGCGGCTTCTACCTCAAGAGGTCGCAGATCCGGCGCTTCACGGAGGCGGATTGGTTCGCCCCGCGCAAGACGGTCAAGACCACCGCCGGCGAGGGCCTGCAGGCTTCCCTCGCCCTCTGGTCCCGGAAGTCCGGCGCCAAGGCCAAGACCGTCGCCGGATCTCTGAAGCAGGGCATGGAGGGCTTCAACTGGCTGAGCTACAACTTCAAGCGCCTCGGCCTGGTGGCGGACGGGAATCCGCGGAACGTGCCTCTGCAGATGCTGGACAGCAGCCTCGGGCACCGGATCTCCGGCGAGATCTGGGACGGGTATATCGACCTGGAGACGCTGGCCTTCAAGCCGGAGCTGTTCGACTCATTCAACGCCCAGTTCATCCACCTGGATGAGCTGGAGCTGTACAAGAACGACATCCCCTACACCCGCCTGCGCGACTCCATGAAGGCCTTCACCAACAAGCTGATCCTCTGCACCTTTACCGCCGGCGACGACGGTCTTGGCTTCGCAGCTCAAAAACGCGACTACATGGAGAAGATCCTCCGCGGGACCGTCACCGGCGTGGATGCCGACCGGACGCACGTCTTCCTGGCGCAGGCGCCTGAGGAGCCGGACGGCTCGATCGACTTCATGAACCCGGCGGTCCACCGTGCGGCGAACCCGGCCTACAACATCACGATCCGGCCGGAGGACATGATCGCCGCAGCGGAACAGGCCAACGCGCAGCCGCGGCTGCGGAAAGAGTTCTTCACCCGGTCCCTCAACCGGTTCGTAAGTTCGTTTAAGGCATGGTTCGACGTGGAGGAGTTCCGCCGGTCAGACCGGCACTACCACTGGAGCCAGGAAGAACTGACGAAGCTGGTGCCGGCATGGTTCGGCGGCGCGGATCTTTCCAAGCTCCACGATCTGACGGCCGCCTGCCTCGCCGGAGAGATCCCGGCAGCGAAGGCTGCGACAAAGGAATGGACCCCGCCGGAAGACGTTCTGGTACTGGTGCCGCACTGCTGGTTCCCGATCGTGGCGGCCACAGAGAAGGCCGACCAGGATCAGATCCCACTCTTCGGATGGCAGGAGGACGGCTGGCTGGACATGCCGAACACCCCAAGCATGGACCCGACCGAACCGGTGCAGCAGTTCCTCAAGTGGAAGCGGGAAGGCTTCCGGATCCGGCAGGTCGGCCATGATAAGAAGTTCGCCAGGCCGTACATCACGGCCATGAGGAAAGCAGGCTTCCGGGTAAAGGATCAGCCGCAGCTGTACATCCTCAAAAGCGAAGGCTTCCGGTACATCGAGCACAAGGCGAAGATCGGCTGCCTTTACTACCTCCACGCGGAGCCCTATGAGTACTGCGTGCAGAACGTCAGGGCCACGGAGAAAGTGGATGACGCGGTGCAGTATGAGAAGCTCAACGACAACACCAGGATCGATGTGTTCGACGCCTCGGTGTTTGCGACCGTCCGGCTGCTGATCGACACCGACCGCAGCAGCGCCAACAATGGATGGTTCGGAGAAAACGGACCGGTGTCCGGAGCGGACACCGGAAGCGACACCGGCGACAGCGCCGGTCGGAGATCAGGACGGAGGTCATGATGAGAGTAAACGCAAAGGAAAAACGACTTCCCCAGGCGAGAGACCGTCCCCAGACGGCGCAGCCGGCGCAGAAGCGGAGCACTCCCCTCACACAGGAACAGGCGGACCTCTTCCAGTCCAACCTGCTGCTGTGGATGGAACAGGGCGACATCTGCGTCCCCGGATACACCCGCCTGAGTGACAACCCGGAGATCCAGACCGGATGCCTGCGGATTGCGGAGCTGGTCAGCTCCATGCCGATCCACATCTACGAGAACACCGAAGACGGAGACAAGCGGGTCGAAAACGAACTCTCCCGGGCGCTGGACATCACGCCGAACGGCAACATGAACCGCAGCCACTGGATCCAGGTCAACGTGATGAACCTGCTGCTCTACGGCAAAGGCAACGCCATCTGTGTCCCTCACACCCGCGACGGGTATCTGGAGGCCATGGAGCCGATCACGGCCAGCCGGGTCAGCTTCAGCCCGGTGCCCGGCAGCTTCCGGGAATACCGGGTGCTGATCGACGGGATCCCGCACAACCCGGAAGATCTGATGCACTTCGTCTACAATCCGGATCCGCGCTACATGTGGATGGGCCAGGGCACCACGGTCACCCTGAAGGAGATCGCCCAGAACCTCCGGCAGGCCCAGAAAACGAAAAACGCCTTCATGAGCTCGGAATGGAAGCCGTCCATCATCGTCAAGGTTGACGCCCTGAGCGATGAGTTCTCCACGCCGGAAGGACGGCAGAAGCTGATCGACAGCTACATCCGGCCACAGCAGCCGGGCGCGCCCTGGGTGATCCCCGCGGAGGAGTTCTCCGTGGAGCAGATCAAGCCCCTGACGCTCTCGGATCTGGCAATCAGCGACTCGGTGACGATGGACAAAAAGACCGTCGCCGCGGTCCTGGGCGTTCCGGCCTTCCTGCTGGGTGTCGGCGAGTTCAAACGGGACGAATACAACAACTTCGTCCAGACGAAGGTCCGGGCCATCGCGGAGACCATCCAGCAGGAGATGACACGCTGCCTGATCATCAACCCTCGGTGGTACATCCGGCTCAATTACTGGAGCCTGATGGATTACGACCTTGCGAGCCTCAGCGATGTGCTGCTGGCGGGATCTGACCGCGGCTTCGTTTCCGGCGATGAATGGCGCACCAAGATGCACCTGCCGCCGGCCGGTCTGAAGGAATACCGCGTCCTGGAAAACTACATTCCATGGGACATGGCCGGCATGCAGAAAAAACTGAAAGACGGAGGCGGGGACGAATGAGACGGCCGACGCTTTCCTGTCCGCTTGCCCGCTACTCCGCCGACATGAAGATCCTGTGCACGGCCGCCGGAGCAAACGGCAGGACGATGTGCGGATACCAGTACTTCAAGCGGTGCAAGGGCTGGTGGGCGCTTACCGACGGCGCAGGCCGGTGCAAGCTCCGGAACATTCCGGAGGATGGAGGAAACACAGCATGAAAGACAAACCCATGGAACAGCGTGACGCCCTGCGGCAGGTCCGCAGCGTCCCGACACAGTTCGAGACCAGGGAGGACGAAAACGGCCAGCTGGTGATCAGCGGCTACTTTTCCGTGTTCAACTCGAACTATGACATAGGCATGGGGATGAGCGAGAGCGTGGCTCCGGGTGCCTTCCTGTCGAGCCTCAGCGGCGACGTGAGAGCCCTGACGAACCACGACACTACCCTGGTGCTCGGACGCACCACAGCGGGCACGCTGAAGCTCAGAGAGGACGACATCGGTCTCTGGGGAGACGTGATCATCAACCCGAAGGACTCGGACGCCGTCAACACCTACGAGCGCGTCAAGCGCGGAGACGTGAGCCAGTGCAGCTTCGGCTTCCAGATCCTGAAGGAGGACACCGACGTCCGTGAGGACGGCAGCGTCCACTGGACGATCCGGGATGTGAAGCTCTACGAGGTCAGCGTCTGCACCTTCCCCGCCTATGAATCGACGAACGTACAGGCCCGCAGCGCTCAGCGCGCGGAGATCCAGGAGCGAGAGTTCGCAGCCTGGAAGGATAACATGAAAGAGAGGATCAAGTCATGGCATTGAGAGCACTCCTGCTCCGCCAGCAGATCAACACCGTCAACGCCGCCATCGCAGAACTGCGGGCGCAGGATGACGGCTTCACTGCCAGAGAGGCGGAACTGACCCAGGCCATCGAGGAGATGACCGCAGAGACCACCGAAGAAGAGCGCAACGCCGTGCAGAGCATGGTGGAAGCCTTCGAGGCCGAACTCCAGGAGCACCGCGACGCGATCGCCGCCCAGGAGGCAAGACTCAGCGAACTGCAGACCCAGCTGGCAGCCGAGGAGGCCCGCCAGAACACCAACCCGCCGGCAGCGGCAGCTGCTCCGGCAGAAACTGAGAAAAGGGGGAACACCACCATGATCACCAGAGCTAAGATTTTCCGCAACCTGAGCATCGAACAGCGCGAGGCGCTGGTCAGCCGTGAGGACGTCCGGTCCTTCGTCGCCAACGTCCGCGACCACATCGCCCACAAGCGCGCTATCACCAACGTCGGCCTGACCGTCCCCGAAGTGCTGGCCGGCTACATCCGCGAAGTCGCCGACGAGGCGAGCATCTTCGCCAAGCACGCGAACGTGATCAGCGTCGCCGGCGAGGCCCGCCAGGTCATCGGCGGAGGCACCCCCGAGGCCGTCTGGACCGACTGCTGCGGCGTGCTCAACGAGCTCACCCTCGGCTTCTACGGTCTCACGATGGACTGCTACAAAGTTGGCGGCTTCATTGCCATCTGCAACGCCAACCTTGAGGACAGCGACCTCAACCTGCTGGCTGAAGTCATCCTCGCCGCCGGCAAGGCCATCGCCAAGGCCGTCGACAAGGCCGGCCTGTACGGCACCGGCAACGGGATGCCCCTCGGCGTCGTCACCAGACTCGCCCAGACGAGCCAGCCCGCCGGCTACCCGGCCACCGCGCGTCCCTGGACCGACCTGCACACCAGCAACATCAGGAAGTTCGACGGCAGCGCCCTCACCGGTGCGGCGTTCTTCCAGGCGCTGGCCGCCAACATCGGCTACGCCAAGCACAAATATTCCAACGGCAGCATCACCTGGTTTATGAACGAAGCGACCTACATGACCCTCGTGGCCAAGGCTCTTAGCTTCAACGCCTCCGGCGCCCTTGTCACCGCCATGGGCCGCACGATGCCCGTCTTCGGCGGCGCCGTCGAGATCCTTGACGACATGGCCGACAACGACATCATCTTCGGTTACTTCGATCTCTACACCCTGGCAGAGCGCGCCGGCATCAAGATCGCCAGCAGCGACGAGGTCCGCTTCCTGCAGGATCAGACCGTGGTCAAGGCTACCGCACGCTATGACGGCCAGCCGGCGATCGCCGAGGCCTTCGCCGTGGTGAACATCGCGAACACCGACCCGGCCGACAGCATGACCTTCGCAGCCGACGGCGCGAACACCGTCAGCGGCATCGTGCTCCCGGCCACCGCCTCCGTCGCAGCAGGCCAGAAGCTGCAGCTGAACGCGGCCGTCATGCCTCTCGGCCTTGAGGCTGCCATCACCTGGACCAGCGCCACCACGGCCAAGGCCACGATCGACGACAACGGCATCGTCACCGGCGTCGCTTCCGGCACCAGCGTGATCACCGCAGCCGCCGGCGGCCAGACCGCCACCTGCACGGTCACCGTCACCAGCGCCTGACCGGCATAAACCACGATCCCGAAAGGAGACCACATGAGGACAATGATCGCAGTGCCATGCATGGACATGGTGCACACGGACTTCTTCCGCAGCTGCATCGGCATGACGCAGCTCGGTGACGGGATCCAGTGGACGACCTGCCAGTGCTCGCTTATTTACGAAGCGCGGAACACGCTGGCGGACATCGCCATCCGGGAGGACTTCGACCGGGTGCTCTGGCTCGACAGCGACATGGTTTTCGATAAAAACCTGCTGATCCGGCTCTCGGAGCACCTGGACCTCGGGAGGGAAATGGTCACGGGTCTGTATTTCGGACGAAAGGCCCCGATCCGGCCGATGATCTACAAGGATCTTCGGCTGGATCCGGACGGCAGCGGGCACGGCTTCCGGCCGGTCGCCGAGAACTTCGACGACTACGAACGGGACAGCCTGTTCGAGGTTGCCGGCTGCGGCTTCGGCGCGGTGCTGATGACGACAGCGCTGCTGCGGCGCGTCCGGGATCTGTACGGCCCGCCCTTCTTCCCCGCCCAGGGCTTCGGCGAGGACTTCAGCTTCTGCCGGAGGGTGCGGGGATACGCGAACGGGAAAATCTGGTGCGACAGCTCTATAAAGCTCGGGCACGCCGGAACGGCCCTGTTCGACGAGGAGCTCTACCGGACCCGGAACCGGCCGGGCGGAAGTGATTAAACATTAGCATTGACGGGAGGACAACATGGACGCGACGCTTCTGATGACTGCTTTAAAAACTGATCTCGGGATCACCTCGGAGCGCTTCGACGAGCGCCTGGCCGACCGTCTGGACGAAGCGCAGGCAGCCCTGACGGATCTGGGCATCGCGCTCGAGGACACCGTGCAGGACCGCGACCTCGTGGTCATGTACGCCGGCTGGCTCTGGCGCAGCCGGGTGGACGGCTCCGAGATGCCACCGATGCTGAAGAAGGCCAGAAACAACCGTCTGTTCGGCCGGAAGATGCGGACGGAGGGCGGAACATGACTCCCCCGCTGCATGTCCCCTGGTCGGATGAGATCACGCTGATCTACCGGGAGACGACGAAGGCCGCCTCCGGGTACGAGACCGTCGAGGAGATCCGGAGCGATCCTCCCCTGTTCTGCAGCTTCCAGGACGGCGTGAGCCAGAGTGAGTTCTACCGGTCCATGAAGGCAGGCGTCCAGGCGGACGCCCAGGCGGAGGTCACGACGGTGGACTATCTGGACTTCTGGCCGGAGGGGTACGGCGACCTGCGCTTCGCAGAGTTCCACGGGAAGAAATACCGGATCCTCCGGAGCTTCCCGCAGACATTCGACAGCCTGACGCTGATCCTCTCGGAGGTGACACGATGAGCGAGACCGTGACGCTGCAGCCGGGCTGCATGGCAGAGGCCCTGCAGGGGGCGCTGGAGACCGTATTCGACAGCAGCCAGATCTTCCCGCATGTCTACACCGGCACGCTGCTGCGATACGTCGTGTGGAACTACAGCGTACTGCCCGCCGTGTGGGCGGAAGGACAGCCACACGCCGCGCGCTACCTCGTGCAGGTGCACTTTTACCTCCCGCACAAGGAAGACGCGCGTGCGGCGATTCTGTCGATCAGCAGGGCGCTGTTTGACGCCGGCTTCACATGGCCGAATCTGACGGACGCCAGCGATGAGGACGGCCAGCACTGGGTGATGGAATGCGAATACGCAGACCCGGGTGGTGCTTATGGCTACGTTTGAGCTGAACGGGCTTGATGAGCTGCTCTCCGCTTTCGATCGGATCGCAGACATCCCGTGGCCGGTGGCTGAGGATGCCCTGAACGGCATGGCGGAGGTCACCGCAGCAAAGGTCAAGGCTGAAGGCGAGGCAATGGGCGTGCGGGATCCGGAGAGCGATGTGCATATTCTGGATAAGATCAAGCCCACGAAAGCCAAGCCGACCGACTCCGGAGGCTACCAGATGATCACGTTCTCGGGAAGCAGAACCCGGAACGGAAAGAAAACCAGGAACGCGGAGATCGCCTTTGTCAACGAATACGGCAGGCGCAGCCAGAAGGCCCGGCCATTCATGGGCACAGCCATGGAAAAGAACGCAGACGCCATCACAGCGCCGGCTGAGAAGATCATCGGCGACTGGATCGAGAACGAGTACATGAAATAACCACTGACAGGAGGAAAATCAGATGCCTCAGATCGGACTGAAATACATCCACGCGGCGCGGTACAACTTCGAGAACGGCGCCGTGAACTACACCGGCCGGCTGAAGGTCGGCGACGCCATGACCGCCAACATCGAGCCGAGGAACTCCGAGGGCAGCCTCTATGCCGAGGACGCCAAGGCGGAGTACATCAAGCTCATGGTCGGCGGCACCATTTCCCTGGGCGTCAAATACATCAAGGACGACGCCAAGGAGCTGCTCTTCGGCATGCGCGCCTCGGAGCGTGAGATCAGCTATACCCCGGCGGGAGCCTCAGCGGCAACCACCGTGACCGTGACGGGATACAAGATCGGCGCCAGCGACGTCGGCGACTATGTTGGAATCGCCTTCTACTGCCTCGGCATGCGCGACGGTGCGAAGAAGTATTACTGCTTCTTTGTCCGGAAGGCGCTCTTCGGACCTCCGGGCTACAGCCTGCAGACCAAGGGAGAGAACATCCAGTTCGCCACCCCGACGATCTCCGGCGAGTTCCTGATGACCGATGAGGAAGATCAGGACTTTGAAGAGACCGCCATCGTCGACAGCGAAGCGGCGGCCAAGGCATGGGTCGATGCCGTGCTTGCGCCGGCCGCCGGCGAAACCACCGGCGGCGAGACTTCCGGCAGCGTGACCACCGGCGGCGAGACTTCCGGCAGCGTGACCACCGGCGGCGAAACCACCGGCGGCGAGACTTCCGGCGGCGGTGAGGGCTGAGCATGAGTCTGAGACTGGAAACGCGCGAGATTGAGATCAACGGCGTGACCTATCCCCTGCGCTGCAACATGGCCGTTCTGGAACGCCTCCAGGACGGCCCCGGCCAGGGCCAGATCGGAAACCTGATGAAACAGGACATCTACCAGTCGGTCTTCGACATCGCGAAAGCGATGCTGGACGATGCCTGCGAGGATAACCCGGAGCTTCCGGAGGTTTCCATGAAACAGCTGAAGAAAACCTTCAACCCGGCAGACCTGGCCAGTCACGGGGTGCTGATCCTTTTCACGAAGGCCCTGGACGTGGCGCAGATCCTGCCGGAAGACGCTCTGAAGGCAGTCGCGCAGGAGGCCAAAACAGGCGAAGAGCTGCCCGAAAACTCGGGAAACTGACTGACCGGGCAGGCCGATCGGATGACGCGATCGACTTCGCCCGGTATCTTTCAATCTGGCTTTTTGAATGCCACCAGGACGAACAGACGTTCTGGAAAACGATGACCCCGGCGAGGTTTACGGCTCTGCTTGTGTCGCACGACGAACTGCTCAGAGGCAGACGGAAGACCTCAAAGGTCCTGTCACTGGATGAGCCGCCGACGGACGCGATCGACGGCGCCATGCTTTACGAGATGTTCAACGGAGGTGCTTAATGGCAGTCAGAACCCTCGGCGCGAAGGTCCAGCTGGACGGCGAGGCCGAATACAAACAAGCACTCTCTGAGCTTAACACCGGAAACAAGACTCTCGCCTCGGAGATGAAAAAACTCCAGGCGGAGTTCAAGGGAAATACAGAGAGCACAGAATATCTGACCAGGGCCGGCGAGATCCTGGAACGCCAGCTGCTGCAGCAGCGGGACAAGGTCCAGCTCCTGCAGCAGAAACTCACGGAAGCCGCGCAGAAATACGGCGAGGCGGACAGCAGAACCCAGAAATTCGCCCAGCAGCTCAACTATGCCCAGGCACAGGAGTTCAACCTGCAGCACGCCATTGAGGAAAACACCCAGGCCCTGCAGGGACAGGGCGAGGAAATGACCTCCCTCGGCGATGTGGTGAACCAGCTTGCGGGCAAGCTCGGAATCAACCTGCCGAAGGGCGCCACCGACGCGCTGAACGGCATGAAGGGCTTCTCCGCCGGCACGGTGGCCGCCATGACCGCAGCTGCCGCGGCAATCGCCGCCGTGATCAAGGTCGTGGAGGAAGTCGCACGGACTACCCTGCAGGTCGCGGCGCAGGTGGATGAGTATGTCACCGAAAGCATGATCACCGGCGTCCCGACCGAAATGCTGCAGGCATGGGACTACGCGGCGCCACTGATTGACGTGGACGCGGAGACCATCAAGGGCGCCATGACAAAGATCACCCGGGCCATGGGCGACGCAGCCGGCGGCAGCGATAGCGCGCAGGCGGCCTTTTCCGGTCTGGGCGTGAGCATCACCGACAGCTCCGGGCAGCTGCGCAGCGCGGAGGAAGTCTTCTACGACGTGGTGGACGCCCTCGGGCGGGTCGGCAACGAGACAGAACGCGACGCGCTGTCCATGGATCTCATGGGCAAGAGCGCCCAGGAACTCAACCCGCTGATCCTCCAGGGCAGCGGCGCACTGAAGGATTACGCAGCGCAGGCCAGGGCGGCCGGCTACGTGCTGGACGAACAGCAGATCAAGAAGCTCGCCGAAGTCGACGACGCCTACCAGACGCTGCAGCTGACCATCGAGGCAAACCGGAAGCAGCTGGCGGCGGACTTTGCCCCGGCGGCCAAGGCGGCCATGGAGCTGTTCACCGATGTGGTCCAGAAAGCCGGCGACATGCTGCGGCAGTCCGGACTGATCGAAAACCTCGCAAGCATCATCGAGAGTCTGGTCGACATCATCCGGGCGGGCGGAGACATCCTCAGCGGGATCCCCGGCTTTAACCAGGGCCTGAGCCTCATCAAAGCCACGCTGGGCGCCATCGCGCAGTTCGTCGCGCTGATCGCCGACACCGCCGATGTGATCGCCGGCCTGTTCCAGGTCATCACCGGTTCCGGCGGCGGGCGGATGGCCGGTCTCGAACGGATCGGCAACGCCATGGGCTTCGGCAAGAGCTCCGGCACCCTGAGCCACTGGCAGACCGTGTACATGCAGCAGGAAGGCACGCTGGATCAGTTCCGGGAATTCCACGCAAACCTGCAGGGACAGAGCACGCGCGATGGCCTCGGATACGACACGGCAACAGGTCAGTATTATGATCTGCGGACCGGAAACTACGTCTACGGCCACAACGCCGAGGGCACCGACTGGTGGCGCGGCGGTCTGACCTGGGTCGGCGAGAACGGTCCGGAGGTCGTCAGGCTGCCGACGGGCTCGCGGGTCTACGACAACGAGGAAAGCGCGGAGATGTTCGGCGGCGGCGACACGTACATTTTTAACGTCAATGTGGACGATCTGGAAGACCTCCAGAGTCTGATCCGCTGGGCGAAGAGCTCCAGGGTCCGGGCGAGAATGAGGTGAAGGCATGGCAACCGCAACTAGAGACATCAGTTTCTCCAAAAGCGCATACGTCAAAGAGGAGTATCCAAACAAGAACTACAGCACAGCGACCGGAACGGACTACATGGTGTCCAGCATCATCGACAGCGGCATCCTCGACAACTTCCTGCTGTTCGGCGGCGCCAACTCTTGGCCGGCCAGCCTGAAGCGCAACAGGATCATTCAGGCCAAGGTTCACGTCTATCTGAAGTTCGGCACCGGCACCTGCCTGCTGCGCAGCTGCAAAGACTTCACCGCGAGCTCCGTCACCTATAACAAGCTGCCGGACGAAACAGATTTTGACGGCAGCACAAGCGCGTCCGCGGCCAGCACTTCCGTCGGATCCTGGAAAAACGTCTGGGTGACCCTGGAAGACCTGTCCGATGCCTACCGGGCCCGCGCCGCCATCAGCATGCTGAAAAACGGCGCGTTCTACATCGAGGGCTCAACATACAGTGACTGGACGCCGGAGCTGCACACGAAATGGTACTCCAGGATCCGGCTCAGCGACGGAACAAAACCAGTTGTCAGGATCTATTATGACGACGCCGTCAAGATCACCAGCAAAGTAACCATGGTGACGAAACTGTCCAGCACGGTGAACCCGGAGATTGCAAACAAGGTCACCTGGAAGCTGGAGAAAAACTCGTCCTATTACTGCTTTGACGAGGTCTGGACGCAGTCTTCCGCCGTTTTCTACTGGAAGGCAAGCGACGAAAGCAGCTGGCACACCATCAGCATCTCTGGAACGACCATGGCGGCCACAATCCCGGCATTCACCTTCCCGACCGGGAAAACGATCAGCTATTATGTCAAGGTCACCGACGGAGACGGAACAACGACGCAGACAACGACCTACAGCTGCACGACACCTGCGTCGAGGATCACACCGCAGAACAGCCCGACAAGCGGCTATGTGAACCCGAGGGATCCTGTGACCTTCTCCTGGTACTTCAAGCACACGAACGGCAACTACCCGCAGCAGAGCGCGTCTCTGTTCTGGAGGGTCGCAGGTGCGGAGGCCTGGAACGAGGTACCGGCATCAGGCACGGAACAGAGCCTGACAGTCCCGGCCTATCCGGAGGAAGGCAGCTTCCCGATCGCGTCCACGATCCAGTGGTACCTCTCTGGCGTGGACTCCAGCGGGTCATCCTCCACTTCAGACACGTACACATTCTCAACCGCGGCAGCGATCATCACCGCCGTCTGCGACGCGCCCCTGGACAACGTGGAAGACGGCAGCGCACCGATTGAATTCAGCTGGGAGTTCTGGAGCAATGACGGATACCCGGCTATCCGGACAGAGGTTTACTGGAAGCAGGGCAGCGACGCAGATGAGGCGGCCAACTGGCGCCTGCTGCTGGATGAGGCCACGACCGTCACGAACATGACGGTGGCCGGCGGTACATTCCCGGCCGGGGAGATCGACTGGAAGGTCATCGCCACGAACATCGACGGAATAACCGGCGGAGAGGACACCGTCGGGACGGCGTCCTTCGTCTGCGTGGCCGCGCCGGATCCGGTGCAGGGCCTGGCCGCGACCAATGTGCCGCTGAGCACAATCAGATGGCAGTCTTCCGGGCAGGAGGCCTATGAGATCACCATCGACGGCGAGGTCGTCCAGAAGGCCTTCGGCCCCGGTGTCTACAACTGGCGCGTTCCGGAACCTCTGGAAGACGGCGAACACATCATCCAGGTCCGGATCCAGGGCATATACGGGCTGTGGAGCCAGCCGAGCGAGACCTCGATCTTCATCACCAACGAGCCAGAGAGCACGCTGGGGCTGGAGGGAGACTTCCGGCTTGACGCCACGCTGACCGCAGCGCCGGAGGATCCAGAAGACATCCCGGAGCTGCACTGGTACCGTGACGGCGTTTACATCGGCGTCACGACGGGAACAACGATATTCAGGGACAGGTTCGTCCTCGGGCGGCACGAGTACCGCGCGGAAATCTGGCACGACAGCGGTCACTACACCAGGTCGAACACTGTCGCCGGCACCATGACCGTCCGGGGATCCGCCATCGCGGCGTTCTCCGGAGGCGAGTGGGTGCAGCTGAGACTGAGCGAGAGCAGCAGCAACAGCCAGAGCTACAACTGGTCGCGCACAGTGAGCAGGATCCATGTGGCCGGGACGAAGTTCCCGGTTCTGGAGACTTCCCCTTTCGAGGATCTCTCCGGATCCTTCAACTGCGCATTCCGGGAAGAAACAGAGGCCAGGCGGCTGGAAGCGCTGCACGGGCAGATCGTTATCCTGAAGAGCCGCGGCAACCATGTGCTGATCGGCGTTCTCGACCAGCTGACGAAGAAAGTCAAGCGGAATTACTCCGCATATACTTTCTCCATCCAGCAGATCCACTGGGAGGACTTTGTGCGATATGACCAGGGAGATTGACTTCCGTTACGTCGTAATCCGTGACGGCGCGGACTACGGGACCCTGACCCCTACGGGATCGGGATCCCGGCAGATCCGCATGAATGACGGCGACGAAATTAAAACAAGCTTTTCCGGCGACTTTCTGGACCCGGGAGATAAGGTCAACTGGCTGACAGATGAGATCCGGCCGGAGATGATCATCGACGGCAAGACATACAGCCTGGGGATCTTCCTCCCGGCATCGGTGCAGACCTCGGAAAACGAGACGACAAAGTCCCTGAAGCTGGAAGCCTACGACCGCAGCTGGCGGGTCCGGGACACTTACACGGAGTCTCAGCTGACGCTGAGGGCCGGCACAAGTTACCTGCTCGCCATTGAGCAGCTGCTCACGGCATGTGGGATCGGGCTTATCTCGGAAACCCCGAGCGCCGCCGTCCTGGCGGAAGACAGGGCGGACTGGGAGCTCGGGACCAGTTACCTGGACATCGTCAACCAGCTGCTCGGCGAGATCAACTACAACCCTCTCTGGTTCAACAGTGACGGGATGGCCATCGTGGAGCCGGCATCCGATCCGACCGCGGCGCACATCGAGCACACGCTGGACGACACCAACGTCAAAAGCCTGCTGCTGCCGAAGATCAGCAGGATGACGGACATCTACTCCGCCCCGAATGTGATCATCTGCATCTGCAGCAACGCGGATAAGGACGAGCCCATGGTAGCGACCAGCGAAAACACAAACCCGCAGTCTCCCCTCTCCATCCAGAGGCGGAAGCGCAGGATCGCGAAAGTGGTCCAGGTAAACAACATCGCAGATCAGACGGAGCTAGGCCTA